AAGCAGCCAAAACAACCAAAGGGAGAAAAAAGTAATGGCTCAAGGTGTCCCCCATTACTTCAGAGATGGGTCTAAGCACACAGGAGGCACACACAAGATGCCTAATGGTGAGGTACACTCAGGTGCTACTCACGGTGCTACCTCTAAAAAGTTGTACCACTACGACGAACTTTCTAAAACAGCAAAGGAGAAAACTATGATGTACGGTTCTAAACCAATGAAACCAAAGGCAAAACCTAAGCCTAAGCCCAAGAAGAAGCCGATGAAGAAAGGCTACTAAATACTTCTTGACTTTAACCTAAAAATATGCTATACTATTAACTATAGTATCAACTAAAGAGAACTTATGAAGCCTGAGCTTGAAACTTACTTTAACAACTACAACGAACTCTTCAATCACGAAGGTTTCAAACAACTCATTCAAGAGCTTTCTAACAATGCAATTACCTTGGCTGACATTCAGACAGTCAAGGATACTGAAGACTTCTTATTTCGTAAAGGGCAAGTTGCTGCCTTAGCTTCTGTAATTAATCTGGAGAACACTATTAAAGTGTCCAGAGAGCAAGCAGAAGAAGAAGAAGTAGATGATTAAAGTATACGACTTTCGTTGTGAAAACGGACACGTATATGAAAAATTTGTAGACTCCAGCGACACTACGAGTAGGTGCAAATGTGGTGCTGGTGCTACAAAAATGCTGTCTGCCCCGCCTTTTATACTTGATGGACACTCTGGGGACTTCCCCGGTAGACACATGAAGTGGGTAAAGGAACACGAACAAGCAGGTAGAAAACCTCAATCTCCATAATGACTAAGTTCACGGAGTTTAATTATGTCTAGAGCGACAATGGTAGATTCGCAGCCTGAAGAGGAAACTGTGGAAGACGCCGAAGAAAACGAAGCACAAGAGATTCAACAAGAAGACTTTGTTGAGCAACCTCAAGAAGAACCTACAGTACCAGAGAAATATCAAGGCAAGTCTTTAGAAGAAGTCGTGCAGATGCACCAAGAAGCTGAGAAGCTCCTAGGTCGTCAATCCTCTGAAGTAGGAGAGCTTCGTAAGGTTGTGGATGACTACATTAGCAGTCAACCGCAGCAACCAGCACCTCAACAGTACGTTGAGCCTGAAGACGATATTGACTATTTTACGGACCCTCAAGCAGCCGTTAATCGTGCTATTGAGAACCATCCTAAGATCAGAGAAGCGCAGGAGTACTCTGCTCACTACAAAAAACAATCATCTCTGGCAGTGCTTAATAACAAGCATCCAGACATGCAGGATATCCTTAAGGACCCTAAGTTTGCTGAGTGGATTAAAGCTTCAAAAATTAGGACTCAGTTGTTCGTAGAAGCTGACCAACAATTTAATGCTGAAGCTGCTGATGAACTGTTTTCACTCTGGAAGGAGCGTAAGACAGTAGCAGAACAAACCGTGAAAGTTGAGAAACAGGCACGTAAGCAACAAATTAAGGCAGCTAATACGGGTAATATGCAGGGTAGTGGTGAGGCTAGTCGTAGGAAAGTATATCGTAGGGCCGACATTATTAAACTAATGAAAACAGACCCAGAGCGTTATCAAGCTTTATCAGAGGAAATCTTTAGAGCGTACGCGGAGGGTCGAGTCAAATAATCTAAAAGGAGATTGACATGGCTACTGCAACTTATCCCGGTGCGGGGGGTTTTACCGCAAAGACTGAAGCAGGTACGTTTATTCCAGAAATCTGGAGTGACGAGATTATTGCTGCTTACCAAAAGAACCTGAAGATGGCTCCTCTTGTCAAAAAGCTCGCTATGAGTGGCAAGAAAGGCGACAAGCTTCACATCCCTAAGCCCGTACGTGGCGACGCAAATGCTAAGGCTGCTGATACCGCAGTTACTATCATTGCTAACACCGAAGGCGAACTGACTGTTGACATCGATCGACACTTTGAGTACTCACGTCTCATTGAAGACATCGTTGAAGTACAGGCTCTCAACAGCTTACGTCAGTTTTACACTGAAGACGCTGGTTACGCTCTGGCTACCAAAATTGATGCAGACCTCCACTCTTGTGGTACTGGTTTTGGCGACGGTGGTGCAGTTGTGTTCTCTGGTTCAGTAGCGCCTACTGACTACCAGCACAGTGGTGCTTTCTTCAATGACAACGGTACGACGACTCAGTACACTGACGACACGATGGACGCAAGTGACGTGTTTACTGATGCCTTCTTCCGTAACATGATTCAGAAGTTAGACGACAATAACGTACCGATGGAAAATCGTGTACTTATTATCCCACCTTCTGTTCGTAACACGATCATGGGTATCGACCGATACGTGTCTTCTGACTTCGTATCTGGTAGCACTGTAAACTCAGGGCTTATCGGTAACTTGTACGGCGTAGACGTTTATGTGTCTGCTAACTGTGCTACTATCGAAGCTGCTGCTGATAACACTGCTTCCTCTGTTGACACTCGTGCTGCACTTTTGTTCCACAAAGACGCTATTGTCCTTGCAGAGCAGCAGTCAGTACGCTCACAAACCCAGTACAAGCAGGAATACTTGTCAACTCTGTACACGGCTGATTGTCTGTACGGTGTTCAGGTGTATCGTCCTGAAGCTGGTTTCGTTCTCGCTATTGCTGAGTAACGAACTCTATGGGGGTCGCTTAGGCCCCCTTTTTTCTTTTCTTTTGTTTTCTTTAGCTGGAGCAGTCTATGGGTATCTTTAGAGGTACTGGAGGTACTGGTGATGCAACTACAGACGCAGTAGCGTCCCAAGTTGGGACCGATGCAGCGACTGCTTCAACTAAAGCAAACGAGGCTGCTAATTCAGCCACAGCCGCAGCTAACTCAGCTACTGCTGCTGCTACAAGCGCGTCTTCTATAGACGGAGACGTAGCAGCAACCGCTAATAATGCTGTCGCAGCGGCAACTAGCGCAACCAATGCTGCAACTTCGGAAACTAACGCTGGCAATAGTGCAACCGCCGCCGCAACCAGTGAGACCAACGCAGCCACAAGCGCGACTAATTCAGCAACCTCTGCAACCGCCTCAGGGACTTCAGAGACGAACGCAGCGGCTAGTGCTGCCACAGCTACTACTAAGGCTTCAGAAGCCGCCACAAGCGCCTCAGATGCGTCTGGAAGTGCTACAGCAGCCAGTACTAGCGCAACTAATGCAGCAGCCAGCGCCACTAACGCTGGGACAAGTGAAAGTAACGCTTCCACCAGTGCCAGCACAGCTACAACTAAGGCCACTGAGGCAGCTTCCAGTGCTACTAACGCAGCAACGAGTGAAAGCAATGCGGCTACCTCAGAAACCAACGCAGCGTCCAGTGCCACCAGTTCAGCGGGTAGCGCCACTACAGCTACAACCAAAGCAACGGAGGCAAGCACAAGTGCAACTAACGCTGCAACTTCGGAAACAAACTCAGCGACTTCCGCTACTAATGCTGGCAACTCTGCAACGGCTGCTGCTACGTCTGAAACAAATGCTGCTACTTCCGAGACCAACGCTGCAACCTCCGCAACCAACGCATCTAACAGTGCAACAGCGGCGGCTACGAGCGAAACAAATGCAGGTACAAGCGAAACTAACGCAGCAGCAAGCGCAACGGCAGCAGCAGCTTCGGCAGCGGCAGCAGTAGATACTTTATCAAACTTAAATGCAGACAACATGACAACTGGTACGCTCTCAGGCGGCACTTACTAACAAGGGAATTAAACAATGGCTACAACAATTGTAACTAAAAGCGGCTCAGGTGCTCCCACAGCCTCCGATTTGGTAGCTGGAGAGCTTGCAGTAGACTTAACTAACAAAAGACTGTACACGGAAGACTCAGGTGGTACTGTTCTTGAACTAGGGACTAACCCAAGTGGTAACATAACCTTCGGTGACAACGGTAAAGCCATCTTCGGTGCTGGCAGTGACCTACAGATTTATCATAATGGCTCACATAGTATTATTAGTGATGTTGGGACTGGCAATTTAAAACTGGGGGGCACTGGTCTTGAGTTGATGAATGGAGCATTAAGTGAATATTACCTTGCTGCTATTGAAAATGCAGGTGTTTATCTTTACTACGACAATGCCGCCAAACTAACCACCACCGCCACAGGCATAGACGTTACGGGTATTGTCGTAAGTGACGGAATATCTACCAATACCGCAGGAACCTCCAACTTCATTGCAGGTGTAAACGCAGGTAACAGCATTGCAAGCGGTGGTAATTATAATGTTGTCGTGGGCGATGAAGCAGGTACGGCGATTACTACGGCTAACTATACAACTGCAGTAGGATATGGTGCGGGTTCTGCAATAACCACAGGACTTTATAATACAGCGGTGGGTGGACTATCTTTAGACGCAAACACCACAGGTAATGAAAATACGGCTGTAGGGCAATTAGCTTTACAGGCGAACACCACAGGTTCTAGTAATACTGCTTTTGGTAGAGCCTCTTTAAATGCTAACACTACTGCAAGTTATAATACTGCGTATGGTACAGATACTTTACAAGTTAACACTACAGGCGCTAACAACACAGCTACTGGTTACCGCGCTTTATTATCAAACACCACCGCCTCTAACAACACCGCAGTGGGGTATCTTTCTTTATCCGCAAACACCACAGGCCATAGCAACACCGCATCGGGGGTAAATACTTTATTACTTAACACCACAGGCACACAAAACACTGCTTTGGGTATGGGCGCTTTAGTCTTTAATCAGACAGCATCTAACAACACAGCAGTGGGTTATTTAGCTTTAAACGCAAACACCACAGGCACAAGTAATACAGCCGTTGGTGCTTTTGCGGCAGATGCAAACACCACAGGCGTAAACAACACCGCACTTGGTTTACACGCCTATAGTGCGGGTAGCACAGCTTCTGGTAACACAGCCCTTGGTTCTAATGCTATGACTGGGGTAGTTACTGGAAACAATAATACTGCTGTTGGTTTATTAGCTTTAACCGCAAACACCACAGGTAATGAAAACGTTGCGGTTGGTGGTAATGCACTAGATGCGGCTACTACGGCAGTACGGAATACTGCTGTTGGTATTAGGGCTGGGACAACAATTACGACAGGCATTGACAATGTTTTTCTAGGTCGAGATGCTGGCGAATTTGCTACTACTGGTTCGGGAAACACATTTTTAGGAAACCTGTCTGGCACCGTCGTAACTACAGGCTCTAAAAACACTATTCTTGGACGTTACAACGGCAACGAAGGCGGCCTCGACATCCGCACCTTAAGCAACAACATCGTCTTGTCAGATGGTGATGGGAATCCTAGGTTGTATTATAGCAATGCTTCTTTAACTTGGTTTTCACCGGCAATTAGAGATAAAACTACTGCGTCAGCCGCAAATACTTTCATTGATGGCACAGATGGCTTTTTTGCTAGATCAACTTCATCGCGCCGCTATAAAAACACAATTAATGACGCAACACACGGTTTGACAGAGCTGCTGTCTTTGCGTCCTGTTACATATAAAGGCAACAACGATGGCGATACAGTTTTTGGTGGCTTGATTGCTGAAGAGGTGCACGATGCTGGCCTGACTGAGTTTGTGCAATATGATGCCGAAGGACGCCCTGATGCTCTTGCCTACGGCAACATGGTTTCTCTTTGCATTAAAGCCATCCAAGAACTGTCTGCCCAAAATGCAGCATTAACCGCCCGTATTGAGGCACTAGAATCTAACTAAGGAGATAAACAATGGAAGACCGAACCGCTGAACAACTAGCACAAGACTACACGGCTATGGGCCACAGTGTAGACCTAATCAACGCCATCATCGCGGGTGAGCAAATGGCTGATGATTCTGCCGAAGACCGTCAAGACTGTGTTGACCGCAACGTACAACACCTTGAGCTTATGGTTGCCAAAGAAGATTGGGGTGATGAAGACATGACCGCAGTCAATGCAGCTATCAGCGCAGGTAATGGCTACACCGCATCCTAAGGAGTAACTGATGCTACTACTAGACTACTTAAACGCCCTCACAGCCCTTGTAACGGCCTGTAGCGCCATTACGGCACTCACTCCTACTCCAAAGGATGACAAGATCATTTCCAAGCTGTACAAGTTTCTGGAAATTGGCGCACTGGTTATCGGTAAGGCCAAAAGATAAATGCAAGAAGAAGCAAAAGTCGCAGTGGACGCACTGGCGGTAACTACGACAGTGTCCACCCTAATGGGCTGGATACCTGCTGTGGCTGCTGCTTTGAGCATTATATGGACTGTCATTAGGATCTTTGAGACGGAGACAATACAAAACTTAATCCATAAAAATAAGGACTCTTAATGTGGAGTACATTGATCTTATTGGATCAATCTGGCCCATCTTTGTGGGCTTCATTGTGCTTGTCCTTACGTTGGGCAGGCTAATGTCCCGTATGGACGTAGTGGAAGAAAAGCTTAAAACCTTGTTTGACTTGTGGAACAAGCGTAATGATTGATAAGCTCATAGGTCCCATTACGGGACTACTGGACAAGTTTATACCTGATGCTGACACTAAGGCTAAGTTGGCGCACGAAATTGCAACGATGTCACAGAAATATGCGCAAGAAATTGCTAAAGGACAGATGGCTATCAATGAGGTCGAAGCGGCCAGCTCTAGCCTGATGGTAAGTGGTTGGCGACCGTTCATTGGCTGGACATGTGGCTTGGGAATGTTTGGTAACTTTATTACCATCCCGTTTAGTAACTTTGTTTTGGCTCTACTTGAGTTAGACATAGTTATACCTTTAGTTCCTTTGGAGACCATGATGCCCGTGTTGATGGGAATGTTAGGCTTAGGTGCAATGAGAACTTACGAGAAAAAATCAGGGGTGTCTAAGTAATGGCTAAAAGATCAGCACCATCAACTGTTAAAAGAAGTGCGCCTTTTACAGACCAAACTAGCGAAGGGTTTGAAACTCGCTGGGCAGCTTTTATAGAAGCACTTAGTCCCAGAGAAAGAGCACTTTTAGAAGCAGCGGGGTTATTAGGTTCGGGTACAGCTACTGATGCTTCTCGACGACAAAGAGCTGACTTAATGTCGTTGTTTGATGCTGGTTATGGCATAAACAACATAACTTTACAACAAGTCAGGGCCATGAACGCAGGAGCTAGAGGAGAGCTTCGGGAAAAACTCAAATGGATTAACGAACGTATATCAGAAGGCTATACTAGAGAAGAAGCAAGACATCTGTATTATGAGTGGGGCGGTGAAGGTCAGGAACTAAACCCCAATAAAACTCTTTCAGATGAAGAAATAGACAGGCTTTATGATGACTACCAAGCGGGTAATACCCCTAACGCATTAGAAGAAGAAGGCTCCTTAGAAGCAGACCCAGACCTAATGGGAACTGCAACCGTTGAAGAAACCATAGGTGACGAAGACTTTACTACTGCTCCCCTACCTACTCCAACCCCTACAGACGATAAAGTAGAAGTAGACGACATAGGCGGCACAGAATTAACTGAGGTAGACGCTACTGCGGAAAGTACATACACGCTTCCTGAGAATGAACCAGTAGACGTAACAAAATTACCTACTGAAGATCAAATAGCTATCTGGCCTCAGATTCAAGAAGCTTTATCGAAAATTCCCAGCACTGTTGGCGAGATTCTTTTTGGTCCTGACGGGATGCCTACGTCAGTAGACGAATGGATAGAGTGGGTAGATGAAACACTACAGGCTCAAATGGGTCCTAGTAATCTTCCTTATCCTACGCTTCCTTTCCCCATAGTTATTACGTATGACTCAGATAAAGGAACATGGGTAGATCTTAAAATACCGGTTTCTTTTGATGCAAACGGTAATCCAATACGAATACCTTTGTTTGACGCAGACGGTAATTTTGTAGGCGGTGAAGCAATAGGAGAGTCCGTAAGAGGGCAAGTATTAGGACCTCTTGAGGGCGTTTTTATAGATGAACAGGGAAACCTTACTATCGATCTTCCGAAACTAGGCGAGCAAGTCCTTACAGATGTTCGTGTAACTTCAGACGGAAAACTTACAGGTACAGCGGCAACTTTAGGAAGAGTGTTTTTTAACACGGGAACAGGAGAGTGGGAAGAAGAAGATGAACCACCTCCAGAAACTTCAACAGAAGCAGGAGAAACGACTCCAGAAACTACAACAGACGTAGAAGAAGCTCCTCCTCCTAAAGACTTGCCTATAGTTGGTGAAGACGAAGAAGAAACTCCTCCTCCTACTAAGGGAGGTAAAGTTGGGGGTCGCGTAATTACCGATAAAGAAGGAAATGTTGTTGAAATAAACAGACCAGATGTTATTGTAGGCA